AAGCCGAAAGCCCACAAGGAAAAAAGCGCCGCCTCGGATGATCGAAACGGACAACGAGCGCGCCACCCGCTGCCTGAAGCTGACACGGCTGTATAAAGCCATCCGCAAGGATTTGCTGGATCAACTGGAGCGCAACCGTACCACCGGTCAATACTACTGCAACCTGGTCGAAGACTACATGGATATGTGGGTCGCCAAAACCCTGTCAGTTGAGGATGTCCGCAGGCGGGGCATCGTCGTGGAGTACCAAAACGGCGGCGGGCAATGCGGCATGAAGAAAAACGACAGCGTAGAGTTGCAGATCAAGCTGAACGCGCAGATGCTGAAGCTCCTGTCCGAGATGGGCATCAAGCCATCACAGGGTGGCGGTGGTGAGGATGACCTGTAAGATCAACCCCCACATATTGCGCTACATCGAAATGGCCGAACACGGCGAGCAGGCTTTTTGCAAGGAGCAAAAGCTGCTCGCTGCTTTTGTGCGCAGGGTTTTGGAAACGGAGGATGTGTACACCGACGACACGCAGTTGGACAAGTACCTCGGGCTGGCCCGATACTTCCCGTTTGAGCAGGTGTTTCCGTGGGAGGCGTTCTGCCTTGGGCTGCACATGTGCACCTACCGCAGGAGCGATGGCAGGCCGCGCTTTCCGGACCTGTTTATGATGATCGGGCGCGGTGCGGGCAAGGATGGCTATATCGCGCTGACCGGCTATGCGGCCATCAGCCCGTATCACGGCGTGAAGCAGTACGACGTGGACATCTGCGCCAACAGCGAGGAGCAGGCCATGCAGCCCTTCAAGGACTGTTGGGATGTGCTGGAGGATGTGCGCTACACCGCCAAGCTCAAGCGGCACTTCTACTGGAACCGCGAGCTGATCCAGTGCGTGAAAACCGGCTCGCGGCTCAAGTACCGCACCAACAACCCCAAGGGCAAGGACGGCCTGCGCAGCGGCATGGTGGTGTTCAACGAAATCCACCAGTATCCGGATTACGCGAACATCAACGTGTTCACGACCGGCCTTGGCAAAAAGCCGCACCCGCGGCGGCTGTACGCGACCACCAACGGCGAGGTGCGCGACGGCCCGCTGGACGATATGGTAGCGCTGTCGCTTTCCGTGCTGGAGGGCAAAGCGCCTGACCTGGGGCTGCTGCCCTTCATCTGCCGACTGGACAGCCGCGCGGAAATCGATGACGAACGCTGCTGGATGAAGGCAAACCCCTCGCTGCCCTACCTGCCCGACCTGCTGGAGGAAATCCGCAAGGAATACCGCGAGTGGAAGCAGAGTCCCAACAACACCACCAGCTTCGTGGTAAAGCGCATGAACCTGATCGAAGGGCGCGCCGATCTTGAAGTGACCCCATGGGAGAACATCCTTGCGGCGTGCGACCCCCTGCCGGATGACCTGATGGGGCGCGAGGGAATCCTTGGCATCGACTTTGCGCTGATCGACGACATGCTGAGCGTAGGGCTGCGGATACCCTACGGCGGGCGGATCGTGTGGATCACGCACTCGTGGCTTTGCCTGCAATCCAAAGACCTGAGCCGTCTGAAAATACCGTGGCGGGAATGGGCGGAGAAGGGGCTGCTGACGCTGGTGAACGCGCCGGAAATCGACGTGGAGGCGGTAGCGGAGTGGATCGACGAGCACTACCTTGGCCGCTACCACGTCAAAATGCTGTGCATCGACAAGTTCCGCTGGCCGCTGCTGCTGCGCGTGATGGGCAGGCGCGGCTTTTCGTTTGAAAACGGGAACGTGAAGTTTGTACGGCCCAGCGATCAAGCGATGGTGGTGCCGGTGATCGCCAGCGCGTTCACGAACCGGCTGTTCCTGTGGGGCGACAACCCTCTGATGCGCTGGGCGACAAACAACGTGAAGCTGGTGAGCGAGGGCGTGAACAAGAGCCGTGGCAACTACACCTATGGCAAGATCGAGGAAAAGAGCCGAAAGACAGACCCGTTCATGGCGCTGGTGGCGGCGTGCGTGGGGGCCGTGGGCGAAGCGGAGCAGGCGGGGAGCCTAGTGGATATGCCTGGCGTGATGACCTATTAGCAAGGGGGTGGAACCTACGGGAATCTTCGCATTTCTGCGGCGCGTGAGGGAGAGCGTGGTGGTGAACGACCCCATCACCGACGAGGCGTTTGAGCACGCGGCCATGGATTACTGCATCCGCGACCTGTGCCTGTGGTCGTCCATCAACCTGATCGCCAGCCTGATTGGTAAATGCGAGTTTCGCACCTTTGTGCGGGGCAAGGAAAAACGCGACGCGGAGTACCTCCAGTGGAACGTGGAACCCAACCGCAACCAGAACAGCACGCAGTTTTTGCACAAGCTGATCGCGGCGTTGTACCTGCGCAACGAGGCGCTGGTGGTGGAGGTGAACGGGCAGCTGCTGGTGGCCGACGATTTTACGCGCCGGACGTTTGCATTGTATGACCACCAGTTTACGGGCGTGCGTGTGGACGATTACACATTCTCACAGACGTTTTTCATGGGCGACGTACTGTACTTCCGGCTGGGCGAGCGCGATATGCGCAAGGTGGTGGACAGCGTATACGACAGCTACAACCGACTGCTGAAATACGCCGCCGCCCAATACCAGCGCTCGCGCGGCAGCCGCGGCATCCTGAAACTGCCCACCATGACCAAGGGCAACGAGGAGGAGCAGAAGGCGCTCAACGACCTGCTCAACAACAAATTCAGGACGTTCTACACCGCCAACAGCGCGGTGCTGCCCCTGCCGCAGGGCTACACCTACGAGGATACCGGCTCCAAGACGTACTCCAACGAAACCACGCGCGACATCCGCGCGATGATCGACGACATCAGCGATTTCACGGCGCGCGGCCTTGGCATCCCTTCCGCGATCCTGCGCGGCACGGTGGAGGGCATCAAAGACGCGATGAGCACGCTGCTGACCGTGACCATCGACCCGCTGACGGACATGCTACAGGAGGAAATCAACCGCAAGCGCAACGGGCTGGCGGGTTTCCGGCAGGGCACGTATTTTCTGATCGACACCAAGACCATCCAGCATATCGACCTGCTGACGGTGGCCACCAGCATCGACAAGCTGATCGGCAGCGGCGCGTTCTGCGTGAACGACATCCGGCGCGCGTGCGGCGAAGCGGAGATCGACGAGCCCTGGGCAAAGCAGCATGTGATGACCAAGAACTACGCGCCCAGCGGCGAGTTGAACCGGTCGATGGAGGAACGAGATAATTGTACTTAGTAACTTCAACCCAAATCGAGATAAGGCCAACTAAACCTCTCATTGCTTGCGCTTCATCCATTACCCAAGCATTAGAAATGTAAAGAAAGAGAGAGATATTTCATGATATAGTAAGAAATCGCGACTTGAAACAGTTACATTACCGCTTTTTAGGTATTCAATTAGTTTTTTTTGTTATTGGTTTAAGCTTTTTTGCTAGGGTGGGCAAAAAAAGCGCGAAATTCGGCATTTGACTTTTTTGTACTACCATGATATATTGGCAGTACAAAAAGGAGGTGAACGAATGAAACCTTTGGGCAGGCCGCCCATAAACAATCCAAAGGATAAACGCTTACAAATTCGAGTTGATGAAAAAACCATTGAACTACTAGACAGATGCGCCGAAGCAAAGGGAACTAACCGAAGCGAAATTGTCCGTGAAGGCATTGAACTTGTAAGCGAGTCTTTGGAAACAAAAACAGATGAATAGGTTGAAAGCTTGGCCGCTCTCCTACTCATCTGTCCGCACCCGAGGTTGCCCTCATGGTAAATGCATTATACCATGTGAGCCAACCTCTTTCAAGCCATACGCTGAAGGAGGTTTTTCTATACCCATTTTGCACGTTGTTACATCGCAGGCATATAACTTACATCGAACAGATATGACCAAACAGAGACGGCCAGGGGGTTAAGCATGTGGATGATGTTAAGCAGGTGATTACGGAAATGCTCGCAGATATTGAGGAGCCAAAGCATCTCACTTACATTTATCAAGTAGTCAAGGCACTCTACCTGAAACCGGAAGGAGCAAAAGCATGAGCAACGAGATCATCACCATTCAGGGCATCGGCTGTTACGAGAAGGACGGCGTGGCCTACCTAAACCTTGAAGCGTGCGCACGGGGGC